CATCGGCTCGCCGAGCGAGTATGTCCGACTCCCGCGGCTGTAGCCGTGGTTCACGTCGGCGAGGAACGGAACCGTCAGATACTGATGCTGGCGAGTCGTCAGCGTCGGCACGGGACATCCGGTCGGCGATCCGATTGAACGTCCTCGCATCGTCGAGAGGAACGGAACGACGAGGTGTCCGGGCGTGTGCGTTCCGATGATCGTGGGGACCGGCTCACCGAGGCTCCTGGCTCGCTTCGGCCGGTCCCGATCGTAGAACCCCGTCCGCGGCAGGAAGAACGGCGAGACGAGCTGCGTCGCCCCGGCACCCACGATCGTCGGGGTCGGGTCGAACACCGATCGCGGGGCACCGCCGCTGGCCTGCGAGAGTTGGAACGGGACGGTAAGGGCGTGTCGCGGCTGCGTGTCGAGTGTCGCCAATGGATCACGGAGACTCGACGTGCGATTCGAGCCATCCGGTCCGTTGTGGTACTGCGACAGGAACGGAACCGCGAGTGCCTGGTGGTATCCACCCGCCGTGATCGTCGGTACCGGACGGTGAATCGAGCGGGCCTTCCCAGTGCCCCGCATCTGCACGAGCATCGGGTCGCAAAACTTGCGGATCCCTGCTTCGATCCGAGCGATCGTCTTGTCGGCGAGTGGTCGCTTTCGCGAGAAGATCGACGGACACGGGATCGACCAGTCGATGACCTCGGAGGCCGAACGCCAAGGCGGATCCCCGTCCTTCGTGTGGGTCGGCTCGGGCCAGTGGATGCGGCCGCTCCCCTTCCGTGCGATCACGAACAGTCGGGTTCGCGACGTCGCGGCCCCGAAGTCGGCCGAGTTGAGCAGTCGCCACTCGACGCGGTAGTTCATGGATCGCAGGACATTGACCCACGCCTTGAACGTCTCTCCCTTCTTCGACTTGAGCGGCTTGCCGTTCGTGCCGATCGGCCCCCAGTCCTGCCACTCGCGGACGTTCTCGACCACGAGGTAGCTCGGCCGCAGAGCCTCGACCCACTTCGCGACGTCCCACCCGCCGGCCCGCTTCTGATCCTCGACCGGCCGGCCGCCCCGGGCGTTGCTGTGATGCGTGCACTCGGGACTCGCGAAGATCACGTCGACCCGTTCGTCCGCGAAGTCCCGCGGGTCAACGTGGTCGATCGGGGCACAGACGTGCCGCGTGTCGGGGTGGTTGTTCTGGTGGGTGTAGATCGCGGCCTTCCAGTGGTTCAGGGCCAGAACGACCTCGACGTGGCCGCTCTCGATGGCGCCCGTCGTCGTTCCGCCCGCACCGCAGTACAGGTCGATCGCTCTCAGCTTCCTCGCCATCGTCGTCTCCCCGCGGCCCCGGACCCGGGACCGGCCCTCCTCACGTACGGGCGGGTTCCGCCCCGTCCATCACTGCGAGGTTGTCCCGCACCTTCTGATTGTCGCACTTCTCGGCCAGCCAGCGCCGATAGCCGCCAGGAAGATCCTTCAAGGGCTTCCCGCGGTGCTTCCCGAACGGCATCACGAAGTCGCCGCCCGTCCGGCGCGTCAGCGAGTCGATGACCGCCCCCGCCTGCCGCTTGCTGTAAGTCGTCGCGTCGTTCGGGTTCACGCCGAGCTTCACGAGGTAGTTCACCTGCTTCTGCGTCGCCCCGCCCGGACTCGGTTGGTAGTCGCTGAATGCGTCGAAGTTTCGCGCGTCGAAGAGGTCGACGTCGTCCGCCGTGTACTCCGCGGCGTCGGCCCGGTGTCGGGTCCGCATTCGCCGCTCGGCCTCCTCGCGCTTCCGCTCCTCGCGTTCCTGCCGGGCCTGCTTCGCCTTCTCGACGAGCTGCTCCATGTCGACCGGCTCGGCTGCTTCCCGTGCCTCGGCCTTCGCTTCCTCGAGGTCCAGCGGATCGACGTCGTTGCCGGCGAGCACGTCCGCGACCGAGACGAGCTTGTGCCGGCCGCTGTTGCCGACGAAGTCGAGCACCAGGCACGCCGGCTTCCCGCTCGCTGCGATGGCCGCACGCCGCTCGTCTGGCGTCTCTGGACCGTCGACGACTCCGGGCAAGGGCCGGGTGCCGCGGCCGATCATCTGAGCGTAGAGCGACTCGCTCTTGGTCGGCCGGCAGACTCCGACGACAGTCGTGCCCGGTGCGTCGAAGCCCTCGGTGAAGACGAGGCAGCCGACGAGCACCTGCGTTTCGCGTCGCTTGTACCGCTCGATGATCCGCTTCCGCTCGTCGCGATCGGTGTCCTCGATCACGCACTCGGCCGCGACACCCTCGTAGGCGTTGAACGCGGCGGTGAGTTGCCGGGCGTGCTCCTTTCCGGCCGCGAAGATGAGCGTCGGCTCACCCTTCGCCTCGTCGAGCGTCGGCTTGGCGATCTCGTGCAACGCCCGCTCGTCGCCGGCGAGCATCGCCGCCTCGAGGGCCCCGTCCGCAAGGTCGCCGCCGGCCTTGGTCGCCACCTCCGACAGGTCCAACCAATCGCAGGTGACGAACCGTTGGCGAATCGGGCAGAGCCAGCCCTCGTCTATCGCCGTCCGCAGGTCCATCTCGTAGGCGACCGACCCGAAGACGTTGTGCATCCCCACGCCGTCCGCCCGCTTCGGCGTCGCCGTGACGCCGAGCACGCGGAGGTCCGGGTTCCGGGCGAAGTGATTGATGATCCGCCGGTACGAATTCGCCGTGCCGTGGTGGGCCTCGTCGATGATGACGAGGCCGAAGTGATCGGGGTTGAACGTCTCCATCCGCCGGTACCGCCCGCGACCGTCGCACGCTTGGCAACCCTGCTTCCGGCACGCTCGGCACGACCGGTAGGCGTTGAGCGTCTGGACGGTGCTGACGACGACCTGCTCGCCGTGCTCTCGGAGGTTACCCATCTCGACGCCGGCGGTGAGCCCGGCCGTGCGAGCGTGTGCCGCGGCCTGCCAGATCAACTCTTCGCGATGGGCGAGGACGAGCATTCGCTTCACGATGCGGCCTCCCACGGGAACTCGCGGACGCGGATGTCCTCGGGCCACTCGGCCGGCTCGCCACCCTTGGGGTCGGTGACTTCGACGTACTCGAACCCGTCTCCGCCGCAGTCGGTGCAGTCTTCACTGTCGCCGAATCCGATGCCGCCGCACGACGGGCACTCGCCGTCGACCGCCACGGCCCCCAACTGCTTGACGAAGCACGCGACCCCGGCCTCGCGGCACTGCCGGACGATGTCGCGGATCCACTCGACGTTGCAGGGTCGGGCACCGTGGCCGGACTCGCCGCCGACGATCACCCAGTCGATCCATGATGTGTTTGCCCACCCCCGCTCGTTGTCCGCCTCGCCTTTCCAGCCGCAGAGCACGTCCCACTTCTCCGTCCCGATGTTCTGCAGGTCGATCGCCTCCACCAACGGCTCCAGACTCAGCCCGAGCGTCGGCACGAGGTCGCGGCACGCGAGCAGGTCGTTGATCCCCGCCTCGAGGTCGGACTGCGTGGACGCGGAGTAGATCAGGGCGACGTTCGAGCGGTGTCCCGGCTTCCCTTTACACGACGGGCAATGCTCAAGCATCTCGACGCGTCCGTTGCCGTTGCAACGTGGGCACGTCGGCCACATCCGCCGCACGTTCCCCGGCCGCTTCGTGAGCAGCAGCCACCGCAGGTTCGGCGTCTCGTCGATCAGGGCGAACAGGTCATCGCGAACGTCGTCCATGTGGAGGTTTCGGCCAGCCCCGAGTTCCGTCCCGATCGCCAACTCGTTTCCCTTCGAGTCCCGCATCGGCCCCTGCCAGTCCTCGAACACGTCGGCGAGGCTCGCACAGAACACCGTTTCGACGACGCCGCGGCACTTCGCCCCCCGCTTGTTCCACTTCAAGGGCTCCCGCCACGTCGCCTCGGCAGCGACGACCCGCGTCCCGTTGTCGCCCCAGATCCCGAGCGTGCCGGGGTTCCGCTTGCTCAGGGCGTCCGCGTAGCAGTTCGTGCAGCCGGCCGCGACCTTCGTGCAGCCCCGCCACGGATTGAAGGTGTTGTCGGCCCACTGAACCTTCGTGTTCTCAGCCATTGTTTCCCTCCGCCCACCGCCGCATGACCTCGCTGAACACCACGCTCTTGCCCGTCCCGGTCGGCAGGCAGACGAGCGTCGACTGCACGCGGCCCCACTCGTCGAACACGCCGTCGACCGCCGCCGCCTGGTACGGTCGGAGCGTGACGCCGGACTCGACGCGGGCCTCGATCTCGGCCTCTGCGTCCGCCTCGTCGCGGGCTGCCCAGTCGAAGAGCGACGTCATACCGGCTGTTCCCTGTAGAACTCGAATTCACCGCACCACTCGTCGATGGAGACGGTCGGAAAAGCCGACTCCGTCTGCGGTTCATCCGCGTCTGTCGCCAATCTGGCACAGGCGAACAACACCTCCCACGGGATAGGTCGCGGAGCGTGACGGCGGCACTGACCCTCTTCGTCTCGGATGGCATTGAAGAACCGACACGAACCACACACCATGACCTCTGTTTCTCGGGTCACTTCGTCACCTCCAGCCAGTCGAGTTCGTCCTGCGAGAGTTGCCCCCGCTTCGAACGCGGGATGAAGCCCCACCCGTCGCATCGCGTGCACGTCTGCGAGACCTTGCCGCGGCACGTCGGGCAGTCCGTGTGATACGCCGCCTGCGTCAGCAGCCCCTTGAGCGACTTGACCGCCTCCTCGATGAGCGACAGCGGGATGAACTCCCCGCCCCGCTCGTTGTGCAGGTCGCCCGCCTTCTTCTTGAACTGGTCGAGCAGCGTCGCCGCCCCCTTGATGGGGCCGACGAGGGCGTGGGCCGAACGCAGGTTCTCGGGAACGGGCCGGTCGGCACCGTCGCGGACGATGGACGCCTCGCGCGACTGCTCCTCGAGGTCGTCCGTGTCGAAGGTGTCGGCGTACTGCTTCGGCGGATCTGGTTTCGGCTTGGCCTTGGCGACGTCCTTCGCCGTTGGACGCTTCCGGCCATCGGCCTTCGCCGCCTCCTTCGCCTTTTCGTACGTCTCCCGCTGCTCCTCGGGCTCCATCCCGGACAGTTCGCGAGTCACCCGCTCGGGGACGACATTCCCCTCCGTCACGTCCAAACCGTTACCATTGGTAACGGTCTCGGCTGGCTTCTCGCCGGCCAGCGGGACGCCGCGCAGGTTGGCGAGCGTCTTCGCGTGCCCGATGATCTGCCGCGCCCGGCTGTCGCTGATGTCCCAGACTTCGCGGCAGTAGTCCGTGAAGGTCGCGTACCCATCCGCCCGGAACAGCTGCTCCGAGCGGATTCGGACGAAGCCGTCGTGAACGGCGACCGCACCGGACGAGATTTGATCCTCGCACTCGGCCAGCGCCGCGGCGTCCTTGTGTGCAATCTCAGCCATCGCCGATCCCCAATTCCCTGAGCGTGTGCAACTGCTGATCCACCGTGCCGAGCATCGTCGGAATCCCGATCCGCCGTGCCGCCTTCATCCGACGTCGCCACTCCGCCTGGTCGTTCGTCCGATCAACGAGAGCGTCGACCGCCTTCCCGCCCTTCTCCCACCGCACGTCGAGGCCGTCGAACCAGCGGGCGAGCCGCACGAGGTCTCGCTCGGCGACGATGCGACGGAGGTCCGGGTCCGTGAACGTGTCGGCGTTGATGGCGTCGTGCTCCCCGCCGGCGGCGAGCCACAGGGCAAGGCACATCGACTCTCGAATCCGCTCGGCTTCCCTGCTGTCCACACGGTCGGTCTCCCCTCAGTGAATGCCACCCGGCCGCCAGATGGCGGCCGGGTCCGCCAAGCCCGGCCAGTCAGCGCGATCAGGGCGTTCCCACAAGCACAAGTTGTGTGATCGACGAGCCGGCAATCCACGTCCGGACGGCCCCCATCGCCTCCAGCTTGGCCGCCTCGATCTGCCCCTCGTCGGGGCGAAGGTGCAGCGTCCGGTTGTCGAGGTCGACGTTCAGCGAGCAGGACACGGTGACCCGGAACTCCCCCAGCTCCTCGTCGAGACCGGGATACGGAGCGAACTCGACGTTGATCCGTTCGGGAATGCGATCAGCCGCGGTCACCCGCTGCTGCACCTCTCGCCCGAGCCGGGTCGCATCCGCCTGGACGCTTCCCGAGAGGTCGTCGGTCGTGGAGAACCGCAGTTCCGAGACGAGCTGGCGAACGCCGGTCGGGTCGAGGTCCGCGATCGGCTCGACCTGCTGCCGCAGCCAGGTCACGAACGCCTTCTGGTTCTTCGGGCCGTCTCCGAGCAGCCGGAATGCCTCCGACGCGAGCAGGGGCAACGTCAGCCGTTCGAGACGGTGGTCGTCCGGCGTGTCGTCCAGCACGACGACGACCTTCTCGAAGGCGACCCACAGCGTGGACCGCGGCGTGCCGTACCGCTCGATCGCCGCCTCGAGCGAGTCGAGCGTGCCGAGCGTGTGTTTCCTCGCCGGCGGCAACCGGTCGATCGTTTCGACAATCCCGTCGGCCCTGCGGATGTAGGTCGTCCGCGGGTCGTTCGGATCGACTTGGAGCAACTCGACGGACTTCGCCTCGTCGACGATCCGACGGAACGTGTTGATGGCTTCGGAGAGCATGGTCACTCGCTTTCAAAGGGCAGGTCACCCTGCCCGGGGGCAACCCGCGCGACGCGGGTCTCGGAGTCGAAGTGCAGCCGACCGTCGGCCGCGGGAGCGATCGTGTTCTCGACGCACTCCTTGTCGGGAATCGTGCTCTTCACTGAGGCCCGCACGACGACGTCCCCCAGTTCGCGGGGATCTTCCGCATCGGGCCGCGGCTCGAACTCGAAGTGGATCGCGACCTTCCTCTTCCGCTTGTCACGGGGCCGGTCGCGGAGGTCGTGCGAGAGGCGGTGCACCGCCTGGTCGAACAACACCTGCAGCGATCCGCCGTCGTACTCGGCAAGGTTTTCGAGCGAGAACTCGTTCAGCATCCGCCTCTCCTCGGTTGTGGTTGTGGTTGTGGGCACTCGGCCCTGTCAGTTGTTCGCTTGCACGGCCCGCTGGTATTCCGCGGCGGCGTGCTTCGTGATCTCGGTCGGCGAGAGCACCTTGCACGTCACGTCGAGGTGCTCGAGCACGGCGAGCGCCGACCGGTGGGGCGTCGTCCCCGTGCCGTAGACCCACAGCGGCGTGTCCCCGTGGCCGGAGATGGCGATGCCCACGTTATCCGGGTCGACGACGTGGGCCGCGTACGCCTCCGCGAAGTTCTCGGTGACGGTCAGGTTGGGTTCGCTCATTCGCTCTCGGCTCCTACGGAAAAGAGGGTTCGTTGCACCTTGGGAAGCGGGCACGTCTCGGGCCGGTGGTGGGCGTGGAAGCCGAGCCATTCACCGCTGAGCCCGCACCGGAAGTCGCTGCCGGGCGGGTAGAAGTCCGTCCGCGGGGACTCGACGACGTTCTCGCAGGCCTCGCAGTTCACAGCGTCACCAACTTTCCTTCGAGTGTCCCTGTCTCCGCTGCGTCGCTGAGTCGGTTTCGAGCCTTTGCCCCGTACCCGACGAGGACGATCGGCCCGCCGCTGTTGCCTTTCGCCCGTGTTCCGTCCGGGTGATGGAAGTGGGGTCGGCCGCGGAGGAAAAGCAGCGACGAGGCACACGGCCAGACGTGCTCGTGGAACCACCGCGTCTCGGTGCGGGCGAACACGCAGGCGATGCCGTAGCCGTGCTCGGCCATCGCGGCCATCCAGCGGGCGATGTCGGAGTAGGGCGGGTTCAGCCAGACGAAGCCGTCCCACAGCGACCAGTCACAACCATCGGGGACTGAGTAAACCATCTCGTTGTTGAGAGGCTTGTTCGTCAGCATCTGCTTCGCGGTCCGCCACGGCATGACCGGTTCGCAGCACGGATCGAGGTCGAATGGGCCGAGCGCTTCGATGATCTCGGGCGGCGTCAGCCACGCATCCGAGCCGCCGCGGTTGGCCTTCGAGTGCCCGCCAATCCCGGAGCCCTTGCCCGCGCCTTCGACGGGCTGGTTTCGGTTCGTGCTGCCGAACAGGGTGTCGCTCACGCCGCACCTCCGCACAGCTCGCGGGCCGTCCAGGTCGCGGCGATCGACAGCAACGACGTCCATTCGGCACCGCGGCTGCCGGTCCACCCGACACTGTGCCGGCCGTTCTCCTTGACGACCCACGAGAACTCCGACGCGGCGACGTCGTGGCCGAGTTCTCGCAGCTGCTTGACGGCGTGGGCCATGAACGCCCGCGGGTGAGTCGTGTGCAGGACGTGCGACGAGTGGGTGTGCTCGTGCATCCGCGTGATGCTGTCGCCGACCGGCTCGGGGATGGCGTACGGGTCCATGTCACACGCCCTCCGTCAGCAGTTCGTCGCGGACGATTTCGTACTCACGCGGGCACTCGATTCCGAGCCGCCCGATGGTCGACATCTCCACGCCGTTGCTCGTCCGTCGCACCGACGGCTTGAGCAGCACCACGTGAATCTCGTCGCCGTTCGGGGCGGTGATCGTCACGCCCTCACCGCCTTTTCGTCCAAGCACGAGCATCCCTGCTTCCTCCGTAGGTTGAAGAACCGCTCCCGACCGCGAACTGCGGGCCTCCGAGGAGGGTGCCGCCGTCATGTCGCCCGCCTGCTCGGGTCCGTTCCGAGAGCCGGGAGCGGGTGAATCAGGCCGCGTTGGCCTCCATCAGCCAGTCAGCGACCGGCGTCTTGTCCGCCTTCTCGTTGGCGATCCCGAGCACCTTCCGCTGCTTCGAGTCGTCCGCCGCTTCGATGTCCTCGAACGTCTTCCAAGCCCCGCCCGTGAGCCACGCGACGACGCGATTCGCGTCGGCCTTCGACTTGCAGCCCGAAGCGTGCAACAGGCTCTTCAGTTCCTCGGACGGTGCCGGCGTCGGCCTTGTGTTCTCGCCGCGTTGCTGCTGAGCGATTGCCCCCTCGACCTCGTTGGCGGATGCGAACTCCTCACCGGCGTATCCGAGTGCCGCGAGCGCCCGCCCGATGGCCGACGTCTCGCAGTTCTCCAGGGCCGACGTCCGGTTGATTGCCCCTTGCCCCCGGTCCTCTTCCGCGTGACCGGTCGCGAGCGTGCGACCGCTTTCGTCGGTGATGACCGCTCGGACGCAGACGACGTCGCCGCGGGACACGATCTCCGTCTCGACGCCGTAGGCCGGGTGCTCCGATCGGAACTCCTCGACGCGGAGTGCGACGGTCTTGTACTGCTTCCCGCGAATGTCGACGGTGCCGGTGGATTGCTTCGCCATCAGAATCCAGCCTCCAACCCTTCGGGGACCTCGAACGACTTCACGAACAGACCGTTCCAGCAGCGGTGCAGGTGCCGCACGCGATCGATGTCGACCTCGACGTGCTCGACGACCGCGGCCGGGTCCGTCGCCCACACGTCCGCAACCTCCGAGCCGTCGATGTCGTCACGGAGCCCGAAGCCGTACTCGTGGGCCACGTCCTCGCACCGACGCCAGCCGCGGGTGCCGAACCGTGCGAGCATCAGGTCGCACACGCCGAACGTCTCGTACGGCCTCCGGTCGAACTCCCGGGTCGGCTTGACGCCGAGGATGGCCGAGCGAGCGAGGATGAACGGGAGGTCGAAGCCGAGCACGTTCCAGCCGACGATCTTCACGTTGCCGTTGACCCGCTCCCAGAACTCCTCGAGCCCCGCCCGCTCTTCCGTCTCGCTCCACGTCTCCTCGTGGTCGCCGAAGCCGAACGCGACGATCCGGCCGTGCTCCGGGACGAGGCCGGCGGCCGTCGCCTTGTCTTCCTTCCCGAGCGACGCGATCCGCTTGGCGATCTTGCCGAGGACCGTCGACCGCGACGGGGAGCCCGTGACCTCGAAACGGCCCTGCTCGGCAACGTGGGCCTGAGTCAGCCAGTCGAGCGTGATGCGGGGGTTCCGCAGCAGCTCGTCGACCGCCTTGCCCGTCGTCTGCTGGATCGCGAGAGCCGGGCCGAGCGGGTCGCTCTCGAGGACGCCAACCGGCGGCGTCCTGTAGAGGTGGCTGCGGTGCTCGTCGGGAATCGTCTCGAGGTCGAGGTAGAGGACGGATTGGCTCACTTGCGTCCGCCCTTTGCGAGTTCGATGGGCGACGCCTGCACCATCGGCCCGCGACCATACCGATGCTGCATCTCGACGACCTTCAACAGCTTCCCGCCAGCAGCCACGGCAGCATTTGCCGAGCGGGTGTCAATCCGCTCGTCGACGATGTCGGAGATAAGGTCGCTCATGAAGTCTGCGAAGTCTTCGCTCGTCTTGATTCCTCGACCAGCGACCTCAGAGCAGCGGGGTTTCCCGTCTCGACGAACCGACGCACCTCCCGCAGTTGCCGCCTTGCCACATGAATCGCTTCGGCGTCGCGTTGCTTTCTTTCGAGCCATTCCGCCAACTCCTCTACAAGTTCGAGGTCGCACACACCCATGATCGCCCGAATACAAGTCGAAGCGATCTCGTCCTTTCCACCTTCGCTTCTCAGAGCCTTCTGCCACGCAGCGGCCATCGCCTCAGCCACTTTGCGGTCCTTTGTTCTGCAAGACTTCATCCCTATGCGGCGGCACCCCTCTTTCGCGAGCATCTGCCAGAACGGGCTACGCTCCCTCCGTATCACGTAGACCCGGGCGTTTGGCTTCGACTGCCGTGCCAGCCGCAACGCATGCACTTTCCTTTCCACCTCGTCTCGGGTGCTCCCATAAATGGTCACCCTGCGGCCGGACTCAGAAACTCGCCCAACCCAGCGACCGTCGCGACGCTGAAATATGGATCCGCTCCCGCGCCGACTGCGGCTCACATTCCCCTCCCAGTAAATGCTGCGTTCGGGCTCACTCCGACCGGCCATCGCGGCAACCGCAGGCCGGCGTCGAGTTCGTCCAGGCAGTCCGCGCACATCGTCCGTCGCGGGTCACGCTCGGCTCGCTTGCACCGGATGCAGAGCCAGCCGTCCTCGATGTCTTCGCCGCGGAGGGGACGTTCCGCGGCCGGCGTCCGGGTATCGCTTTCCGACGAGGAGCACAGTCCCCGGCTTGCCGTTGTTCGGGTCTCGGTCATGGCTTCACGTACTCCCGAAAGCGGACGGTCTCGCTCTCCTCGTCGAAGTACGGCACCAGCGTCGCGGCCTTCGACTCCTGCGCGACGTGGTGCCAACGCGGGTCCGACCGGTCGATGAAGTCGAACCCGACCACGCGGACGTCGGCGAGGTGCTCGACTTCGCTGTCCGTCTCGGTCATGTACCGCAGCCGGGCGGCGATCTGGTCGAGGGCGTCGTCGAACTCGTTGAAGACGACGTAGTCGATCTGCTGCGCGAGGCCGTTGACTTGGAAGTCGTCGTCCTCGTCGAGGATCACCACGTAGTAGTCGCACTGCGGGAACTCGCTCACGATTCCGTCTCCCTGTCCATGAGTGCTGCACCGTCCCAGCCGACGAGCCGCCGGCACTCGACGACGAACTCGGTCACGCGAATGCACTCGCCGCTGAGCACGACCACCGGCACCCGCCGCTCCGACCGTGCGAGCAACGCGACGGACGCGGCGAGGGCGAGCGTGCAGAGGAAGTACGCGAGGAATGCGGTCATCAGTACGTCTCCCCCTTGTCGAGCGGCCCCCAGTGCGAGCCGGGGATGACGGCTCGCGGGTTCTTGATGGATCGCCGTGACTGCTCCTGCTCGGGAGTCCATCCCGCCCGAATCGCGAGCAGTTCGGCCTGCAACTCCTCCGGTGTCGGGTCCGCACCCTCGGTGAACTTGCCAGCCCCAAGGTCGACGGACCCGTCCTCCAACAACCGAGCCTCACCGTTCACAATGCGGCGGACGGTGTAGAGGCTCACGCCGTACTTCTCGGACAACGCCCCCACGCCACGCTCTCGCGAATGCGGCTCGTGCTCGTCGATGATGGCGGCGACGACTTCGGCGGGGACGTGCATCACCGGACCTCCCTTGAGCCGCTACACGCGGCGACGATGCACGCCGAGACGAGCAGGGCGGCGAGCGTGATGGAGACGGGGTCGAGCGTCATCGCGACCGCAAGAAGGCGCAGCAACGACGGGGTGACGTCGATGGGCATGGGCGCTGTGCTTCCGTTCGTGCGCCGTGCCCGATAGAGCGGGCAGCAGACGCGACCTCCGATGTTCAAGCCGCACGTTGCAGCTACGCGGTTGGAATGAGTTTCAAGGCTCACCCAACGGCGGGCAGAGTACGTCCCCTATACGGGACTGTCAAGCGCGAATCGGAAACTTTCCAGTCAGCAGGTCGGAAAGCTCCATTCCAAGGGCTTCGGCGAGCTTGTCGGCTCGGTCGAGCGTGATTCTCTCCTCGCCACCCAGCACGCGATAGAGGCTCGCGCGACCAACACCGGCGCTCTTCGCGAGTTCACCGATGGAGGTGCCGCGAAAGCGGATGGCTTCTCGGAGGTTGTCGACGAATGCGTCCACGGCGGATTCTCGTTGCACGGGTCTGCCTCCGAAGTGTACCGTGTACGGGACGTGCTGCAAGATGGCAGACGCTTGAAACCCCGGAGGTCGCGTCAGCGACGGGGCACCGGTCCTCGCGGATACGGTCGTCTGCCAATGCCCGAGGGGAGACTCGAACTCCCACCACGTTGCCGTGACTAGGTCCTGAACTTTCTGCCCCTCGCATGAGGGGTTCCCGTGGTGGTTTTTGCCAGCAGTTCGGCTGACGCCACCCATCGACGAACGGACACACGTTGAGCAGGCACGACGCCCGATAACCGCGTCGGAGGTGTGCCGTGCGTAGCGTTTTCCGCCACTTTGCCGAAATCCGAATCGACGTCAGCATTCGCACGCTCGAGCAGTACGACATCGCCGTGAGTCAGTACGACGAGCACGCGGGCCGCGACGCCTGCGACGCCGAGAGTCTGCGGGCGTTCCTTCGGGCGATTCGCGAGACGCGGTCAGCGAGGACCGCGAACAACAAGCGGCAGGCGTTGCTGACGCTGTGGCGGTTCGCCCACGAGGAGCGACTTGTCGACGTCGAGCCCCCGCGAATCACGAAGTTCCGCGAGGCGAAGCGGGAGCCGACAGCCTGGACGGTGCAGGAGGTCGGGCAGCTGCTCGCCGCGTGCCGTCGCGCCCGGACGGTCGGCGGGTCGTGGACGCCGCAGCACTGGCGAGCCCTCGTGCTCACCGCGTACGACACCAGCCTGAGAATCGGCTGCCTCTTGGCGGTCCCGCGTGACTGCCTCGAAGGGTCGGTCCTCTACGTGCCGGGCGAACTCCAGAAGCACCGCCGCGACAGCCGTCACCGCCTGCACTCGACGACGGTGGAGACGATTGCCACGCTGCCGGTCACGCACCGACTGTTCCACTGGCCGGTTCGCCGGCGAGCGTTGTGGGTCGAGTTCGGCGTGATACTCGACGACGCCGGTCTACCCCACGGACGGCGCGACAAGTTCCACCGGCTGCGTCGGACGAGCTACAGCTACGTTGCCGCCGCACTCGGCATCGACGCGGCGACCCGTCACGCAGGGCACGCGGGCGACCTGTCGGCGGTGTACCTCGACCGGCGACTCCTCGACGAGCCGGATCCGCTGGACGCGCTGCCGCGACCGGCGTGATTGGGTTCGGCGGGGCAGGGTGGTAGGATTGTTGGTGAAGCGTTGCTGTTCTCGAATATCTGGCCTCACGGCCGGGGTGCCGCCCTCACCGGTTGGATAGGTTCAGCGACGCCTTCGTTCCCTTCGGGGCTAGGGACCACGCTTGTCGTGAGTCCGAGAGTCGTCCTGCTTCGGCGGGGCGGCTCCTTTCGTGCGCCGCGGGCAGTTGTGGGACTTGCTTCGTTGGCTGACGGCTACCAGCACGGCGCAAACCGTCCGCCGCACTCCCTGAACTTCGCCTCGCGGTCGTACGGCGTCTCGGTGACGAGGTGGACCTTCGACCGGAGCACGTACACCTTGCCGGGTCCGCACCACCAGACGACGCGGTAGTGGCCGCCGTAGACGTGGACGGCAGGGTAGCCGTCCTTGCGAACCTTGTACCCCCTGTTCACCCACTGCAGCCCGCCGTGCTCGCCTTGGACGACGTCGAGCGCCCACACCTGCGAGAACCGCACTTCCCCGGTCGGGTTGAGGACGGTGTTCGTCTCCAGCAGGTCGACGTCGATCTCGCGAACGTCGAGCGGGAGGAGGATCAGCAGCAGGGCGTGCATGGTGTCCTCCGTGATGTACGCGCCCCGCCGGCTCCGGGGAACCGCTCCAAGACGCGGGGCTGACCGCCTATGACGGCCTTGGTGGATTCAGGCGTCGACGTGGAAGATCGCCGTGCCGCCCTTCTTCGCTCCTGTGCTCGTCGTCACCTTGACGTGGACGTGGTACTTCTGGCCTTCGGTTCCGCCGGCGATCGTCGCCTGCACGCCCTTGCCGATCGCGACCGTGGTACCGTCACGCAACGTGAACGTCGCCGCGTTGACCGCCTCGTCCGCGGCCGTGAGGCTCGAGGTGCCGTCCGTCGGGTTGACGAGTTCGATCGTGATCGCGTCGACGGTCGAGATCGTCTCGCCCGAGTCGAGCGCGGGGGAGAAGCTGAATCCGTACGTGTCCTCGTCGTAGGAGTGCTTCCGGAACTCCTCGTCGAAGAAGACACTGTCGTTCGACGTGGCCATCACTCGTTCTCCGTCTGCGTGTTGACGATCCGCTTGCCGACCGCGGCCTTGGTCTCTCGAGTCCCCGCCGCGGCCGTCACGACCCGGGTGCCGGCTTCCCCGGTCGTGACGCGAGTTCCGAGTTGCGAGTTCACGACCCGGGTGCCCAACTGCGCCGCCGGCGACACCTCGACGGCCGCGGACGCCTCGCTCTGTGCGGTCGTCTCCCTGGTACCGGCCGCACAGACGAGGATTCGCGAGCCGGCCGCACAGACGAGGACACGGTCGCCCACGGACGCGGCGAGGATCCGCGTGCCGACCGCGGCCGTGACGATCCGGCTGCGGAGCTGCGTCGCGGGCCCCACGGGCGGAAGTTGCCCGTCGCCCGGCGGGAAGTACCGGGGCGGGAAGTAGCGGGGGGCGAAGTACCGCGGGGCGAACATCAGCCGGTCTCCGTCAGCACGACCGCACTGCGATTCCCGTCGCTGTCTACCGTCGCCACGATCCGGTCGGTGGAGTCATCGGCGGCACGAATCGTGATGGTCGTCCCCGAGGCACCGCTGAGTTTCCCGGCGAGTGCGGCGAGGCAGAGTTTCAGCGTCTCCTCGACCGAGTAACCGTCGACGTCGCCCGCGGCGAGAATCGCGGCGGCAATCGCGGCGGCAGTCGGGTCGTTGAGGTTCGTGTTCGCGGTCAACGTCCTGGTCGCTGCCGCCCACACGTCGGCGGCACTCACGTCGTTCTGCCCGTCGACCGCGGACTGCACGGCGTCGATGAGAGCCTTGAGTGCCCCGAGCCCGTCCGTCGCGTTGGAGAGGTCCGTCTGGATGCCGTCTACCACGGTGTCCACCGTCGTCAGCGCCGCAGCGGTTGCGAGCGAGGTCAGAGCCCCAGCGTCGGGCAGTGCGTCCGTGACCGCCTTGATTGCAGCAACCTCAGTGTCGACGTAGCCGGCGATCGCAGCGAGCGTGGCGGGGAGAGTCGTTCCCGTGTCTTCGAGCACCGAGTCGACGTTGGAATCGACAGTCGCGAGAGCGGACGAAGTCGCGTAACTCGCCGAGACAATCGTTCGCGCCTCGAACTCGGAGACGGTGGGAATGTCGGCGAGTTGCGTGTCGAGGTTCGCCGATGCCAACCCGACCGCAGTGCGCACCCCCGCGGCGTCGAGCGTCGAGAACCCGGTCGCCGTCAACCACTCCGCATCTCCACGATCCCGGAGAGCCTCGAGGGAGTCGGCCGTCTCGTCGAACGTGCCGCTGCCGGCCCCGGTCGCCCGCAGTTCGGTGCGGGCCGTCGTGTCGCCGGTCTGCTTCCCGGCGAGCAGCCCGAGCCACTCGGCAAGCGATGTGATCCCGGCGAAGAGAGCTGCCGGGATCCGTCCGAGCAGCGTCGAGACGTTCGTGGCAACCGTGGCGAGAGCCGTCGCCGTCGCCGCGTTGTCGGTGCCCCGCATGTCGGAGTTCGTCGTCACGGTCCCGATCGTGACGCCGGACTGGTCCGCGTTGAGGTCGACGACCGTCGCCGTCGCCCACGCGCCTTGGTTCGTTTGCAGTTCGTTGGTGTCGGCAAGCGTGTCGGAGATCGCCTTGCCCATCGTGCCCGCAGTCGCGTGGCCGGAGAGTGCTTCGTCGAGAACGGCGTCCGCGATGGCTGCCGCCGTGGGGTCGTTCAGGTTCGTGTTCGCCGTGAGCGTCCGCGTGCCCGCAGCCCAGACGTCCGTTGCGGAGTGCGTCGATGGGGCGTAGTTGCCTTGAGCAGTCGCGAGAGTAACGCCGTCCGATCCGGTGATCGTGTCGAGGTCGGACTGTGCGGTGCCGATGGCCGCCTGCGTCGTCGCGTGCTGCGAGTCCTGCGCGGTGTCGAGTGCGTCGAGCGTGTTGAGCGTCCCGGAGAGACCGGCGACGTAGACGTTCGTTGCTCCGCCGAACGCCTTGCCGAACGTGCCGTCCGTCGTGTGTTCGTCCGCCAGTTCGTCCCACACCGCGTCCGCGATGGCGGCGGCGGTCAGTGAACCGCTCGGGCCTTGCTCCAAGGCGTTCGCCGTGAACCGGGAGACACCTCCATCGCTCTCGACGAGTTCGTTGAGCAGGGCGGTCGACGTGCCGGGCTGCGAGTCCGGGTCATAATCAACAGCAAGGAGGTGGTCGAGATGGATGTCGGTCAGTGCCGTGTCGACCGTCGCATTGATGGCGGCGATCAGTTCCGTAGTACCATAGATGATGTGGTTGGAACTGCCGTTGGAGTAAGACGCAAACCCTGCCCCAGCACCGTCGTTGGAAAAGTATGTTGCTGGTAGCGACCCGTTGTTGTTTACGTGGAACGCGATACCCGTCGAACTATTGTAGAAGTACACGGAATCGGCAGCAGTGTCGTTGTTGACGACCAGTCGACGCACCGTGAAGTCCACGTCTGCCACGTCACCGGTTCCCGTGAATACGGCCTCCACGTTGTCCGCGGCCGTTGCACTCCCGCTGATCCCCGCAACGTCGACTTCCGGCTTGCTCGTCGTGGCGTTGACGGTCACCGCCGTGTCGAGCCACTGATAGACCTGCACCAGCCCCGGCTCGCCCGCGATCCGCTGCGTCGTGTCGTCCGCCGACACGTACACCGCCCACGACCCCTTCTCGACGCCGCCGACCTTCACCGTGAGCAGGACGACCCCCGTGTTGGTCTCGTCGAGGATCGCGACGTACCAGCCGCCCCCGTTCGTCTCCTCGGTCGCCGATACGTCCGTGTCGATCGACGTGTCGTCCGCGGTCGAGAAGTCGACCGTGACCGTGCGGCCGGGCGGGGCCTGAAACTTGATCGGGGTGTTCGCCACGTCAGCCTCCAATCTCGGCGGCGAGAGTCCCGTCACCGAGCCACTCGTCGATCAGGTCGTGCGTCCGATCCCGCAGTACCGTCTCGGGGTCCACTCCGCCCGGAATCGGGGCAGCCCCGCTGATCGCCGCGAACTGCACGCGACGGAAGGCCGCGCGGGCAATCACACTCTCGACGGCGATCGAGTCGACGGCCGCGTGTGCGATTCTCGCCGCCCCCTCGGCCGCCGACTCCACCCACGCGAACCGGGCACGCTCGGCGAACGCGGACTGCCGCTCCTCGTCCGCCGCCCCCTCGGAGAACCGCACCTCGCATTCCGCCCCTTCGCCCGCAACGCCGACGACAGGCAGCCCCAGTTCGAGGAGGTGCCGGTGGAACCGTTTCTGCGGGGTCATACCAGCATCCCCCGGTGAAGGCCCGTGGCGCGACCACCAGCCGACGAGCCGTAGAACGTCGGCGTCCCAGCTGCCGCCTTCTCGATCCACGCGAAGAAGTGCCCGCCGATACCCGGATTGTCGTCGTAGAACGCCGGGAAGACGACTCGCATTACGCCCGCGTTGTTGCCGCTGAACCCGCTCGCGAACAGGTTGGCGTCGCTCCCATCGGAGCGGTCGAGACCGATGGAAGCGACCGCTCCCTCGAACGCATCGTTGTCGACCATCGCGAGCATCGCCATCTGCACGGTGCGGTCGAGACCGATCACGAAGTCGACCCGGTTCGCGGAGGAGGCATTGGCGTACTGGAACGTCGTCCCCGAGTAGGTCCAACTCGACGTACTCTCTGCTGCAGTTCCCGGCTTCGACACCTGGTTGTAGGCATTCCACAGCAACCGCTCGGACGCCGTGTCGGCGAACTTCGCGGTGCCGGAATCGGAGACCGTGCGGAGCGTTCCGACGTACCGCCGCGTCGTCGTGCCGCTCTTGACCTTTCCGACCAGTGAGTCGGCGATGTCGGTCGTCCTCTCCTGGAGGAAGTTGACCTTGGGCGACGTGTAGCTCGCCGCCAGTGTTGCGACCGTGATCGAGGTGTCGGCCACGAAGGACTCGACTATGCAGATCTCGGCATTGCTGCCGTCCGTCACCGAGACCAGATCACCCGCCGCAAGACTCCCGGTATCCGGGACGCTGATCGACACCGACGACCCGCTCGAAGGGCTGTTGGTGGCCGTCGTCTGGAGCCAGCCCGTCAGTTCGAGGGTCAACGTGCCTGACGAGTCGTAGACGAACACGTCGTAGACCCGGAGCACGTCGAGGCTGCTGTTTGTGATCGAGACGCCCGAAGTGCCGAGTTCGTGAATCACCACGTCTCCGACACCGAGCAGGCCAATCTGCTGCCCCTCGTACGGGAGGAGGTAGAGCGTCGTCGCGTTGTCCGTGTCCGCAAGGTTGACGGGGTCCGACGATGAGAGGGTCATCCTCGCGTTGAAGACGGATTGCGGCTCGTCGCCGTAGATCGGCATGTCAGGATTCGCCTCCAGAAGTTGGGCCGAGGGGCAACCTCTTGTTGAGCGCCTCCCGCCGTTTGTTGCACCCACACGGCTTGCCGGGTCGGAGTTTCGCGTTCACGTAGTCGACCACCGCCTCGATGCCCGTCATCCGCGTGAAGGCCTGAACGACGTCGCCGAGCCCGCGAATCTTCCCGTCCGTCGCCTCACGAACCCGCCTCTGCTCGTCGAACACCTCGTAGAACCCGCACCGGCTCTTGCACTCACGCCACCGAACGGGGTGCATCTCCCGTTGGTGCTGTGGGCACCACGCCGGCTTGGTGCCGGGGTCTGGGCACGAGCACGGGGACTCGAAGGTGACGCAGTCTTGGGGGGCGGTCATGAGCAAACGATGTCAACGAGGGTCACTGTTGAGGGCCAATTCTGGCAGCAGGCATTGTTTGTGTTCAGTGTGAAGGTGATAGGGCCTGGTCCGCACCGGTTCCCGTCTGATAGGTCGTATTCAACGCCTTTCGGTTGTGACCCCGCTCCAGAGCGTTCGAGATATAGGGTGTCGGACGAACCGTCGATCACCATCTCCCAGTCATTGTCGACGGTCGCGCCACCGCAATCGCCAAAATCACATCCGTTGAAGTTGGCCGCCCGAAACCCGCAGTTGGTTCCAGCTAACTCTACAATTTCGACGGTCCCATTCATCGCTGAACAGTTTGAGCATGTGTCATCTGCTACACCCGCAATAGTGAACTCCCAGCAACGGCACGTTCTACTGCTGGGGCATCCGCTGCAAGAGACGGTCCCCTGTTCTGCACACCCACAGCACGAGCACCCCGGAAAGAAGAACATGGGCACCAAGGCGAACAGGTACTCGAACCACTCCACGATCAGCACTCCGCTGCGTAGATTTCCCAACCATTCGACCGACGCTCGGCGAGCACCCACGCCCCGCTGGCGACGTCCGCGAACCGGCAGTACGCCTCCTCGGTCACGCCGGTTGCCGTCTCGCTCCCGAGCGTTTCGCCCGCCCAGAACTCGATGCCGCCGGTCGACCCCTGACTGATCGCCTCCGTCGTCTTGGCGAGTTTGCGGTCCGAGTGCCCCATCGCGGGCCGGCGGGCCGGCGGCAACTGGCTGCCTCCCACCTCCCCACGCTCGACACGCCGAACGCCGCGGACCAGCCGCCGGAACGTCTCACGAGTGGGGATGACGCCGTTCACGGTCACCCCTTCGTGTCACAGAGGAGCGTTGCCGCGTAGATCACCGGCGTGACCGCCGTCCCGGTCGCCGCGTCCGTGCACGTGATCGCGATTCGCACCTCGATCTCGTCGCCGGCGGAAAGGTTCGTCGGCGTCAGAGTGAAGTCGAAGTTGGCCTCGGAGAGCGAGTTGATGTTCTGGGCCGACGTCGTGCAGAGGTCGGCCCCGTCCACAGTCCCGTCGTCGTCGACGCGGTACGCCTCGAAGTCGAGCGTGCAGGACGTGTCGGCGACCGTCGTCTCCATTCCGGACCGCAACCGAAACGTGACCGTCTCGCCGGCGACGTACTCGTGGGGCAGCGAGAGCCGGGCCTTCGCGTATCGCGTCGTCGCTCCGGCCGCCTTCAGGTCGCCCGCCTGGATCGTGACGACGTTGGTGCCGAACGTGCCGTCGACGAGGCCGAGGTCGTCGTTCGCCGGCGTGCCCGGCAGATTGGTCGCGAATGCGTCGTGGACTCGCCAGACGTCGGGAGAGATCGCGAACGGGGACAGCGTCTCCTGCGAGACGTAGGCGCGGGGGATGGCGGTCGTCGTCTTGAGCACTCGCTCGTCGACGGTCTGGGCTTCGATCAGCGAGCCGGGAATTCGATCGGGCATGGTTCCGCCTTCACTGGACGAGGGTGTTCAGGGCGGCGTAGTTCGCCGCCGCGTAGTCGACGAACTGGAGATAGACCGCGTTCGTGTCGGACGGGTTCACGAGCTCGCCGCCGCAGCCGTCCAGTAGCACGGGGTCAGTCGGACGAGTACCGTCGTCGTTCTCGAGGAGAACGCGCTTCTCGGCCGACGCGGTTGCGAACGAGACCGTCCCGGAGCCGAGGCTGGTGGCCAGCGTCAACTGAGTGTCCGAGTCGACCGACGCGATCACGACGCACGACTTCGCCGTCACGGTTTCCCAGACGACGAGGATGTCTCCGGCCGCCACCCCGCTCGACGTGAAGTTCTCGCCCGCCTTCGTGAAAGTCGTCCCGGAGAGCGTTCCGCCCGTTCCCGTGTCGAACCGCTTCCGTCGGCGGTAGCCGCGATCCAGTTCGAAGCGAATCCACGACTCGTAGTGGTAGTGCAGCTCGAAGTCGACTTGGACGAACGGAAAGTCGTTCTCCGTCGACTCGTCGCCGATCTCGAGCTCTCTCAGCAGCAGCGTGTAAGCCGGAAACGTCACGCCGCGGACGGTGAACGGGCCGGCGTTCATCGTGTTGTTGAGCGTCAGGATCCACGGCGGGAGGTCGGCCACCGACTTCGACACTCTCACGACGATGTCGGTGACATCCCGCAGCCGGGCCTCTGCGTCGAGCTGGTCGCCGGCGGAGTTGACGTAGGGGCGGCCGTCCGCGTCCCGCGTGGCGACGATCTGGCGTGTGTTCGTCCTCCACCGGATGCGCGGCGTTCGCAGCGTCGGGTTGGCCTGCGTGAGCCGCTCGAGCGTCCGATCCTCGAGCGGGGCGTTGCTGTACTCGAGCGTCGCCAGCCATACGAGCTTGTGCGTGTGATCGAGCGTGGCACTCCGCAGCGTGAGTCCGGGGTCGGAGTCGTGCGACGCGAAGATGCTCGGGAGGGCCGTGAGAATGGTGGCCCGGTTGTCGAGCGGGGAGTCGACCGTGATCCGCCACACCTCACGGGCGGTGACGGGGTCGACGCCGCCCTCGGTTGATCCGCGACCGTCTCGGATGCGTTTCGCCTCGACGACGGCCATACTCAGACCCCCACCCAACGGAGCAAGCAAATGCCGAACTTCGAATTCGATGTGTACGACCCTGCAGCGGACACCACCCGACGCACGACCGTCACGGCCGCGTCGATCGAGGATGCGGAGTCACGAATCCGGGCGAAGGGTCTGGAGGTCGTCGGCCTCGTCGACGCCGAACGCCTGAAGACACCCAGGCAGCGAGTCGCGGAGGCGACGGCCGGCGGCCTGCTCCCGGACGAGCGGGAGTGGCTGCAGACGTGCGCGAACACGGGCCAGTTGATCAGTCGCCTGATCTTCGTGCAGCTCCTCCTGCCCATCGTCGGCTTCCTCGCTTGGTTGCTGTTCGGCTAGTCGTCGAACGTCCCTGACTCGACCGTGATCGGCTGCCGGCGCAGGAACTGGTCCATCTTCTGGACGAGCATCGCCGTGTTCTTCGCGGTCTGCTTCTCCTCGGTCTTCTTGTCCTCCGCTCCTCGCTGGGCCTTGGCGATCGCCCGGGCCGCCTCGGTCGTGCCGCGTGCCGCGGTGCCGATTCCGCCGCGTTCCTCGGCCTTCGCGGGCTTCTTCGTCGGGTTGAGACTTTCCATCAGGTCGCGGCGTTCCTTCTCGGCCGCCATCTCGGCCATGCCGACGAGGCGGTCCCGAGCCGCCCCCGCGAAACCGCTCTCGATGGTCTTGATCCGCTCGGCCAGTCGGTCGCCGATGTCGAGCAACCCCGCAGCCTCCGGGTCGAGAACACGCTTGATCTCGCGTTCCGTGTTCCGCAGCATCTTCTGGCGTTGCCGGTCCTGCTCCCAAATCGCCGCCTGCTCCTGCATGGCCATCTTCGCCCGCTGGTCGGACTCCCGCTGCAGCGATGCAATCCGGGTTCGATCGTTCTCGGCGATGGCTGCCGCGTTGAGTTGGCCGATCCGCTTCTCGGTCCGCGCGATCTTCTCAGCGAGGACGGCCCGCTCCTGCAGGACGTCGTTCAACGCGCCGACGGCTTCCGGGGTGTCGCGTTTTGCGGCGAAGTCGGCCGCATGGTCTTGAGCGACCTGCAGCCCGAAGTCCTCCTCGCGCATCGACGCCAGTTGGCCTCGCAGTTCGCTGATCCCGTTGAAGCGGATGTTTGCCTCAAACGAGCCGAGCTTGCGGAAATAGCTCAGGTTCCGCGTCGCCTCGAGAATCGCCGTGTTCGACTTGTCGACCATCCCGAAGAAGTTCTCGAGTTGCTTGACGACGCTCGGGAGCGCAGCGGCGGCGATACCGATCAGCATCCCCTGCCATCGGCCGGACTGGAACGCCACCGTCGAGACGTTGTTCGACACACCGCGGAGCCGGTTGCTCAACGGGCCGGTCGAGTTCGCGAAGTCGTCAAAGGCATAGCCGAGCTGCTGAATTGTCTGCGAGCCCCCCTTCGACACCTTGCCGTTCCGGTTCAGAGCCGCGGTGTGCCGATGCGTCGCCCGCGTCCCCGCGTCTTGCTCGGCCTTCAGCTTCCGCAACGCCTGCGCCATCACGAGCGCGTCGTTCGCCGCCTTCCGCTCGGCAGCACTCATCGCGAGGATCGCCGGGTTCGTCGCCGAGACCGTGGACCGCAGCGACGTGGACTCCCGCTTCGCGATCGCCACGCCGGACGTGAAGCCCTTCGTGTCCATGCGGAGGTTCGTGACGAGGTCGCCGATCGTGCTCATCAGGCTCGGCCAAGGAATTGACGGAAGTTCGCCGCGGCGGCGTTCGGACTCAGGAATTCGGGTTCGGCTGTTTCGGGCGTGCTGCCGATCGGCTCGCCCGGCAGCAGTGTTTCGAGGGGGACTTCCTCACCCGTCTGGGCGGCGATCAGGAACTGACCAACCGTCGCGATCGTGCGGCAGATTCGCTCGGGCCAGAATCCCCCCTCCAGCAGTTCATACGCCTCCAGTTCGTCCCACTCGTCCAGCGTCAGTCCGTCGAGGAAGGCGTCGACGTCACCGAGTCGTCCGCAGGCTTCGGCGGCACGGATTCCGCGTCGACGACCGTGCCGCTTCCGGAGTTTCCCACCAGCTTCTCGATGTCCCGGGCCTTCATTCCGGTGTGCGACAGGCAGGCATCGTAGAGCACCGCCGTGTCTGCCGAGTCGAGTTCGCGAAGGGCCTTGACGTCGCCCTGCTCGAGCAGGAGGTTCCCCTCCTCGTCGGCGAGGCACCGCACGACGAGCTGCCGCTCCGCGTCGCTGCGGACCTGGTCGTCGTTGAAGATCGCCGCCTGGTACTGCTCACGTTCGAGCTGAGTCAGCGAGCGGATCCGCACGCGGTGGCCGCTGATCGGGAGGGGAACCTCTCGAAAGCGGCGTTTCGCCGGCTGCAGCAGGGCTTCTCGGGTCGCAATAGTCATGGGTGCTCCGTGGGGTCACTCGTCGACGACGATGATGCCGCCGTGGTTCTCGGACTTCGCATTCGGGCCGGGCTTGAACGAGCCGTCCGGGTTGTAGCCCGTAATCTCGCCCCGATCGAACTTCTCGAAGTCCTCCGGATGGATGCCGGCCCGGGTGCGGACGTGGGCGTGGAACGCTTCCGCCATACACTGCTCGAGCGGCTTGCCGCGCTTCGCGGCCCACTGGTCGCACCTCGCGAGGCACTCCTCGTCCGCCGGCTTCGCAATGCCCATCGCGACGAGTTTCCAAGCGTCGGGATGGTTGACGGTCTCGCCGGCGGGACGCGGGAACTCGTGACGCTCGCCGTCCCGGATCTCGACACCGGTCGTGTCGACGATGGTGGTGGCCTTCATGCTCGCTCCGTGGTCAGGTGGGGTAGGTGACGATGCCGTCGACCTTGATCGTGACGTTGGCCTTCAGGCCGTCCGCGAGGTCGACCGTCCCGCCGAGCGAGACGCCGGATCCAGTGAACGCCCACTCGGTCGTTCCCGAGTCGGCGAAGATGATCTTGTAGGAGTCGTCGGCGGGGGTCGTGAGCTTGTCCGTGAACTCCTGATGGCCGGCGAGAGCCGGGTCGAAGAACATCTCGAACGAGACCGACCCGCCCTCGGTCCGGCCGGTCAACTCGTACGGGATTCCGGCCCCGGAGTTGTCCAGGGTGTCCGCCTCGTACGTCTCGTTCTCCGCTTCCGGGAGTTCGATCGAGATGATCTGCGCGATGTCCGTCAGCGTCGACGCGATGTCCTGCTGCAGGACCGTGCCCTTGCATTTCACCTTGGCCATGGTTCGCTCCTCACGGGCGGTACTGAATCAGGAAATCGAGTGTCTCGACGTGGACAGAGTGCCCCTCGCCGGACGTCGCAGGTTCCACGCCTGACGTGCGGTCCTGGAACACGACGGCGAGAATCGTCTGGCTGCCGGCGGCTCCGCTGTAGTCGGCCAGGTAGGCGATCACGGCGGACGCGAGGGCCTTCGCCGCGCCCGGCGTTCGCGATTTGCAGTCGATGTCGATCTCGGCGACGTGCATCGCCCCGGCACCGGTGTAGTCGCCGCCCTCGAGGGTGTTGTTGTGCGAGTCGTCGAGGTTGGTGATCAGGACGTAGTCGAACGGCGATCCCTGCGGAGCGTCGTCGACGTAGACGCCCTTGAACTCGCCACCCTTCGTCTGGTCGACGAGCCCGGTGACCGTCGACTCGGCGAGCAGCAGCGTGCGGAGTCCTTCCTCGATCATTTCGCGGCCCTCAGCTTCTCGAGGTCCTCGCGAAGCGACTGGACGACGGCCTTCTCCCGCTCGGCCCTGGTCGACTGCATGGCCGGCAGAATCAGCCCGCCCCACGTTTTCGGCATTGCCCCGGTCGGCGTGCCGTCGCTCTTGAGGCGGGCATCCGTGCCGAGAGCGCCCCAGTGGACGTTCTGCGACGAGATGCCGACGCCACCCTCGCTCGACCGTTTCGGCTGCTTCTTCCGCGTCCGTCGCTTGCCGACACCGAGTCCGATCTTCGTGGTGATCGACTTGTCGCCCTTGTCCGTCTTCGTCGAGTAGCCGACCGTCGCGCGGACCGACTTGTAGCGGGCCGGCACGGACGCCTTGATCGCCTTGACGACGATGCGGGCCTCCTTGTTCTTGGCCTTGCGGGTCTTCTGTCGCAGCTTCGGCCCGGTCAACTCCTGCTCGAGCAGGGCGACCACCTCGCGAACGCCGGTGATCCGAATGCCGTCCATCAGTCCTTCCGCTTGCAGACGAGCCTGATCAGTTCGTGTCGCATCCCTTCTTCCTGCACCTCGAACGCGGCGAGCACCTCGTACACGACATCGTCGAGACACACGCGGTTCTCGGCGGTGACCTGCTTCGTGTCGGAATCCCACCGCACATCGAAGACGTGAGTCGTCTCGGCGTACAGTTCCCGGGCCCGCACGAACTCCCGGCCCGACTGCGTCCGCAGCATCGCCCACCGGCGACCTTCGCGGCCGTCGAACGGCAGCCAGTTCGCCGCAGAGGTGCGGTCGATCCGCCCCGACGAGTCGAGCGTGCTCGAGGTGTCGAGGCGTTCGATCTTGATGAGTCGATCGAGTTGGCCGGCGGCCACGGACATCGGTCACCCCACGATGAAGACGAGCGTCCCGGTCTTCGTGTTTCCGCCCTGTGCCACGACGACCTTCAGCCGTTCGTTGACGGCCCAGATGTAGTCGTTGACCGGCTCGGTTGCGTCGTACGTCTCGGCCCCGCCAGTGACGTCGTGCGTCGCCTGCCGGGGTTGCTTCTGGACGGTGGACGTCCCCGCATTCGTCAACGTGAGGACGGCCTGCCCGGTGTCCTCCGTCGTGATCGTGATGTCGGCCCCGGTGTCGGCGTCGGCGTACTCGTACCTCACGGAGAGGATGCGGCCGGTGACAACATCGTCGGTGTAGACGGTCGCCGCACCGCCAGCGGTCGTCGTGAATGCGGCACTCACCTTGCGGCAGAAACTCACGAGGATGCTCCACCGAGAACGACGAAGTTGATGACGAGGGTGTTGTCGCCCGCCGCGGATGCGTGCAGGTTCGTCACCGTGATGTCGAACTGGCCCGCCTGAATGTCCGTGACGGCCGCGATGAACGTCCCGGCTCCGTTGTTCGTCGCGACCACCGCGACCACGACCGACGTGGCTGCCACCTGCGAATTGGTCACCGTGAACGTCGCTTCGCCGGCAGCGGCGACCGTCTGCGAGACGGTCGTGATCTGCCCAGAGTTGGTGTTGAGCGTCACGCCGGTCGTGATGTTCGTGGCCTGCGTTACCGTGCCGCCGTCGGCCATCGTCAGCGTGCCGTCGATCGACACGTCGTTCAGGCCGGTGACGTTCTTCGACGCATCGGCGGTGACCGCCTTGGATGCCGTGACCGTTCCCGCGGTCAGGCCGTCGAGCAGGGCGATCTCTGCGCCGGTGAGCGTGGTGCCGCTCTCGTCGGTGTAGAAGTTCGCCCCGTTGAGATGGAGGTCGCCATCCTGGTCGATGTAGACCGCGTTCTCGTGGTGGCCGGCTTCGGTCGTTGCCATTGGGTTCTCCTCAGACGACGAGCGTCACGCGCTCGTCGAGGACTCGGTACGGTTCGAGAAGTGAAATCGCCGCGATCTCGTCCGCTTCGCGATTCCAGTACAGGCTCCCGACCTTCAGTTTGACGGCGTGCACGAGGTCGGCGGGGATGGCCGATGCCGCCCCGTAGCCGGCGACGAACGTGACCGTCGCCGCGTTCACCTGGTCGGCGGTCGTCGGGAACGAGACTCCGTCGGCGAGCACGATTCGACCAGGCGTGGATGACGTGTCGACCTCGTAGTTCGACGACGCCCATGTCTGCGTGTTGCCGTCCGCGTCGACGTACTGGATCGACGACACGGACTGCAGCGGTGGTCGCGGAACGTGGAGGGAACACCACCCGCGCCAGAAATCGTCGCGTTTCAGCGTGAACGTCTGCGTGATCAGGGCCCGCCGCGTCACCTGCTCCACCCACGTCCGGGCCGCCGCGACAAGCGTCCCGATGTAGGTGTCCTCGTCGGGCGTGTCGACACGGAGGTGAGCTTTCGCCTCCGACGTCGACACGGGTTCCGACGCTGGAGCACTGGTGAGCGTGAGCCCCATCGACGCCTCCGATCAGGACTCGGCCGGGCTGACGACGTGGGCCGGCGTGCCGGCTGCCGTGCTGTGAGCCGAGACCGGCAACTTCTTCTTGCCGTACAGCATCACCCACACGCTGCCGTACGCGATGTTGGCCGTCGTCGACGTCCGAACCGCCTGAAGGTATCGCTCCCGCGGGCGGTGAACCGACACCTCGAGGAACTTCTGGTTGAGGTCGTCGTTCGCGGCGCTCGTGGCCGTGTCGACCGCACCGGAGAGCGCCGCCATCCCGGAGTCGGCATCGGAGGTGTTCTGCTCGATCGTGAGGGCGGCAACGCCGGTGTCGACCGAATCGGTGATCATCGTGAAGAAGATCGCACCCTCGTAACCGGCCATGTCGATCCGGTCGGAGTTGTCGTCGATCGAGGAGCCCGCGGCGACCGGCGAGCCGATCTCGCGAAGCTCCACGTCCTTTCCGAGCTGCTGAGTCATCATCTGTTCGTTCTCCCCGTACTTCTGGGCTGGGTTCCGTGGCTGGCGATGGTCAGGCGAGCGTCACGCGGGCGAACGCTTCCTCGAGGACCGGCATCGCGTCGGTCTCCTTGCGGCCGATGAAGCCGACCTGGTTCGTCTCCGCGTACAGCTCGACGAGACGCTGCATCGACATCTGCAGCGAGTCGGCGATCCAGTAGTGGGAAAGGTCGCCGAGCAGGCCAACGTAGAGCCCGGTCGTGAACGTGTTCGGGGCGAACTCGCTCATCGACAGCGGCATGTTGAGCAGCCGGTCCGGCTGGCCCGCCTGCAGGCCGGGCTGCCAGAGGTACTGCCCCTCCCCGTCCTTCAGCTTCGCGATTTGCTTGATCGCGTCGCGGTGGAAGATCCACCTGGCCCGCATGTGGTACTGCCCCTTCAGGCTGTACTTCGCCTCGATGAGCCCGTCCGCCTTGATGGTGGTCGTGGTGTTGCCCGTCGAGACGTCGCGGCTCGTCGAGATGCCGTCGTTGGAGGCCGTGAACAGCCCGAGCGGCTGCTGGTTGCCCGTGCCCGTCAGGAACGCCTTCTCCTCGGTGACGGCCATCTTGTAGCCGAGCCGCTGGAGCACGAGGTCCTCGGGATTGAGGGCCGCGACGCGGAGCAGCTTGTTCGACACCTTGATCCGCTTGGCGAGCGGATGCGGTGCCAGTTCCCGCTTCCCGAACGCCATCGTCGAGTCCTCGGAGCCGGTCTGCAGCTCCGTGGTCCAGTCGAAGTCGGCCGGATCGGTGTCGAGGCTCGGGAACCCGACCGAGTCACCCGTCGCGAGCGGGAACACGGTCCCGAACTGCCGGATGAACAGCATGTCGTCGACGAACTTGATCAGCCGCGCGACGAACTGGGTCGGGACGAGGTAGCCCCCGTCCGTCTGCGAATCCGCCTGCAGCGCCCGCCGCTCCGTCTCGCCGAGATGGTGCGGAGACTTGGTCAGCAGCGATCGGAACGCCTGCTCGTACTCCGGCTGCGCTCGCTCGTAGAGAGCGGCGAACGACGGCCGCGGGTCGTCCTTGCGGAACTCGACCGTCCGCCTCTCGCCGCCGAAGAGGTTGTCCCGCCACTCGATCTTGAACGGCTTCCCGTCGGAACGCGAGCCGTCGTTGCCCGGCTGGCGACGCTCCTCGCGACGATCGCCGCCGTCGAGGTTCGACCAGCGATCGAGCCGGCTGCGTCGCTCCTCGTCGCCGTTCTTCTTGTCGATCGCCTCCGAGTAGACGTCGATGTCGGCGGACATCTCGTCGAACTTGCGGGTCTCCTCGTCGGAGAGGTCCCGCTTCTCGGACTCGGCGGTGTCGATGAGCTTCCGGCTCTCGGCGATGAGGTCGGCCCGCTCCTCGTACAGCTCCTTGACGGTCATCCCGTCGGTCTTGATCGCCATCGTTCGTGCTCCGCTGTTGTGCCAGCGGGGCAACGCAAACGGGGCGCGGATTACCCGCCGGCGGTCAATGAAGACTCACCAGCCAGCAGTCCGCGCCCCGTTGAACGTGGGCGAAGTGCCTTCTACCGTTGGGGTCGTCGGCTGTGCGACGAATCGTCCCGCGGGTGACCTCTGTGTTGTGCTGCCGATTATCGCCGGCAGATTTGCTCCGTCAAGCCCAGTCGACGACGAGCGAGCTCGAGACGGGCGAAGTTCATCTTCCGCGATGCGAGCGACCGCTTCGCCACCGAGACGTCCGTCCCCGCGAACGCCGGGAACGACACGGGGCCGACGTCGAACAGGTCGACGTCGAGGATCCGCCGAATCGTGCGGTGCTCCTCCTTGTCGTCCTCCCATTCCTCGCGAGTCACGCGGAAGGCGTAAGACGATCCCGTGATGTCTCCACGGCGGACGCTGACGAGAATGTCGCGGCCGACTTGGGTGTCCGGCACGTCGATGCGGTAGGCAAGCCCGGCGTCGTCCGTGGAGAGCGACAAAGTGCCAGCCGTTGACCTCCCCAAGATTCGGGAAGGGTCGTGGTCGACCAGTGCCCGAACGTCCTGCCCCTCCTTCAAGGCTCGGTCGAACGCTCCGGGCTCGACACGTTCGACGAAACTGCCGTCGCCGAAGATGTCGAACTCGGTCAACGGATCCTCGTCGCGGTAGTAGACCGCCGCGTGGCCGGAAAGCCGTTCCGGCTTGTCCTCGTCGTCCGCACGGTGCTCGACCTGGGCAACGGCCGACGCGGCGAACCAGTCTCGTCGTTCGAGATCCATCATGCTGCCTCCAGAATGGCGTTGACGAGCGAGTCGGTACGCTCGGATTCCCAGTCCTCCGTCACCGCCTCGAAGCGGTTGACGATCTCCTCTCGACGACACTCCGTCGCTTCGACGAGCGCGGCCGAAGACTGCTCGACGTGCACTCGAATCGCCGAGCGATGCTGCTCTCCGAGACGCTGCACCATCAGATCCTCGTGCTTCGCGTAGAACGACTCGCACCACTCGATGATGTTCGCCCCATTCTCGGCGGACCGCTTCGCCGCTCGCGTGGCGTTGTGCACTTCGCGACCGATCAGGCCCCGCACGGCTTCTTCGAGGAGGTGCCGGAGGAACGCTCGTGAGTCGTCTTCGCCTGGCTGCGGCGGATCGGATGGCGGGTCGGCCGGGCCGGTTGGAGGGTCGTCAACCGGCTGCGAGTTGCCCTCGATCGCCTTGTCGATCGTCGTCATGTTGAGCGGCACGAAATGCTTCTCGCCCATGCCGTTGGGGAGCGGGTTCTTGTCCTCGAGAACGCGAACCTCGTCGATGTTCTCCCAGCCGTTCTGCAGGGCGATCGCGTGTGCCTCGTACCGCGTCTTGATGTCGCCTCGCAGGAGACCTTCGACGCTGTGCTTGACGAACAGCCTTCCCTGCTGCCGTTTCGAGATCAGAAGCCGGTTGTACTGCTGCTCGAACCGGACGAGCCAGGGGCGGATCGTGTGCTTCTCGAAGTCGAGCGACTGCTGCTCGATGTTCGAGAACGTCGCTCGCTCGAGGTCGCCGAGCATGTGCAGCGGGACGCGGTAGATGCGGGCGACTTCCTCCACTTGGAACTTCCGAGCCTCGATGAACTGCGCCTCGTTCAAAGGCATCGTCATCATCTTCGGGTCGGCTCCGTTGTCGAGGATCAGCGGCCGGTGGGCTCGTCCCGCGCTGTGCTGCTCGATCGTTTCCCGCAAGTTCCTCTCTGCCACGTCGCCGAGCTGCTTCCCCGGCGGCATGACGACGATCATCGACGGTCGGGCAGCGTTGCCGTAGAACGCTGCCCCGAACCGCTCGGCAGCCAGTCCCATACCGACGGACTCGGCCATCAGCCGCACCGGGGACCAGCCAACCAGGCCGTCACCGCCGAGACCTCGGAGGTGTAGCACCTCGGATCGATCGAGTTCGGTCGTTCGCCCGTCCTGCAGCGTCCGCTCGTACAACAGTTCTCCGGACGGGGTCCGGAACGGGCGAATCTCCCAAGGCTGGACGTGGTCGAGCTGTGAGACCTCTCCGCGGGCGTTGTAGTACGCCCGGGCGTAGCCGTTCCCCCACGTCAGCACGCGCTGAATCTGCGTTTCTCGAAGGTCGAACGGCGTCATCTCGTCGTTCGGGAAGCCGTTGTTGAGCAGATACGCGGCGGGGTGCTGCGTGACCTCCGCCCTTCCACCGCCCGGCAACCGTTCGTAGACCTTCAACGGTAGCGAGGCGATCGTCTCGGCGATGATGCGGACCGCCGCGAAACACGCCGCGAACCGCATCGCGGACTCCTCGTCGACGTGCACCTTGCTCGCAGTGTCCGATCCGCCACCGAAGATTCTCGCAATGGCGGGGTCGCGAGGGTTGGCCAGGTCGACGGACGCCCGCCGCTCGAGCAGTGTCGTAATCATCGAGTCGCCCCCCAGACGGAACCGGCCAGCATCAACCCGCCGACGACGATCAGCGACACCGCCGGAGAGACCCACCAGAGCCCAACGCCCATCGTCGAGAGCCCGAGAATGCCCGTGACGTTCACCACGAGTTCCTTCCTCGAACAATCCTCGCTCGGTTGCTCTTCGCTCACAGGATCCTCGCCAATGGCTTGTTCACGACCTGAACCCCTCCTCCGGCGAGCAGTCCCGCGAACGCCATGATCGCCGCCACAATGCCGTCGATCGTCTGCCGGCCGCCGGACTTCGGCTTCACCGGACGGATGTTTCCGTTCGGGTCCGGCTTCACCTGAACGTGGCCGGCCTGCCAAGTCAGGATCGGGTTGTTGTGCCGAATCTTCCCGGCGATCACCCGACGCTCGAACTCGGCGGTCGGCTCGGCGAAGT